GTTGCAGGGTATGTGTCAAGTTATCTTTTTGATGTGCTGAATGACCTTGGCAATGATGATTATGTGGCAACGTATCTTAAAGAAAAAGGATATGAAGTAACGAAGAAAGAAAACAATAAATGATAGGAACTATGGAAGAAAAACAGAAAGTTCAGGTCGTATTTGAGTTTGATCGTTCCGAGTATGATGCGTATCTCTTTTTGATGAACCAAAAGAAGACGGAAGAGGTAGAGCAAGTATGGAACGCCATGAGCGGTGAGCCTGTGGTTGCGGATATTGATTTGCTTGAGGAGGACAGTCAGTCTGTAAAACTTATGATGATAAGTCTGGCTATCCTTTCGGTGGAGAAAAAAGTGAAAGGATGATATGGCACAGGAAATAACCAATTTCGCCCGGTTTTACGCTTTGTTCAACAAGCTGCCGTTCAACGGAGACCGGGAAGAGTTCAAGAAGTCCATCGTGTTGCAGTATACATGGAACCGGACAGACAGTCTTCGTGAAATGACGAGGCTTGAATATAAGACCTGTTGTGAGGGATTGGAGAAATTGGCCGGTGTGGACGAGCGTCGTCAGAAGATGCAGGAGGAACTTAAATATTGGCGCAGCGTGTGTTTGAGACTCATGCAAAAAATGGGAATCGACACTTCGGACTGGGCGCGTGTCAATGACTTCTGCCGGAATCCCCGGATTGCGGGAAAGGCGTTCAGTCAAATCTCTTCGGACGAACTGGAACAACTGGCTGTAAAGCTGCGCTCTATCCGGCGCAAGGGCGGGCTCAAGGAAAAAAAGAAAGAGGAAGTAAAACAACCGGCGGCGGTGACCTATATGCTCATAAACACCAAAGCTCCTAAAAATTGACGGATATGGATAAGAGATTTAATGAACTGCTTGAGAATGTCAAGAACCAGATACTTGACGTGTTCCCGGAAATGGACCGGGATGATCGGGAAGAGTTTTTCAACAGGCTGAACGAGTGGTCTTATGAGAAATATGAGGAAGCCCTGTTGGAAAGCGAGTTGGAAACGCCAGATTATGGTGAGGAGTATGAGAATTGATGGATTAACAACAAAAACGATTTGAATTATGGAAGAGAAGAACCAGACCGTCGTAATGACGGAAACCGAGAAGGCGGAGTTTGATGCCTTCCGTCAGGCGAAAGCCAAGAAAGTCGCGGAAGAGAAGGCGAGAGCCGACCGCGAGATGTATAAGCAGATGGTGGACGAGGAGATCGAACGCTCTATTCCGGTGTTGCTGGGTATCAGCGAGCGCATCAAGGAGAGCAAGCGGACGGTGATGGAGAATTTCAAGACCATCCTTGAAATGAAGTCCGACCTGTTCAAGACGAAAGCAAAGGACGATCAGCGCAGTCACACATTCACCAACAGCGAGGGAAGCAAGCGTATCACGTTGGGCGTGTATGTGACAGACGGTTACCGCGATACGGTGGAGGACGGAATTGCCATCGTGAAGGAGTATATCGAAAGCCTCGCCAAGGACGAAAAGACCAAGGCGCTGGTGAGCATGGTTCTCCGCCTGTTGGCACGTGATGCCAAAGGTACGTTGAAAGCCTCGCGCATCGTTCAATTGCGCAAGGTAGCGATGGAAACCGGTGACGAGCGTTTCATGGAAGGCGTGCGCATCATCGAGGAGAGTTACCAGCCGGAGGTGAGCAAGCAGTTCATCAGAGCTGAGATAAGAGACAATAACGGGATGTGGAAGCCCATCCCGTTGGGTATGACAGAATCCTAAAAATGAAGAGTATGATACAGAATGTAGAGAAGAGCCCCAAAGTAGCCTTGTGCCGTGCTTGTCGCGGCACGGGTGTCGTACAGAGAACGACCGAACTTCCTTCTCGGATTTTCAGAAAAAAGAAAGTGAATATTACCGAGGAGGCTTGTCCCCAATGTGGCGGCAGCGGCCGGGTGATAGTGAGCGCGAAGATGGAACTGGACATTCAACCATATAATCCAAAGAAGGAGTAAGCGATGGCAAAGCGACGCGGAGTAAGTTATGAGAAACGTGTGGAGGAGATAAACAGGATATACGACCAATATGCCAAACGCGGTGTACCGAACCGCGAGATCTGGCGGCGGTACGTATATCCTGTATATGCCGTTACCGAACGTACATTCTACAATATACTCAACGCGAGCGCGGATGCGAGCAAGAAGATAGCTGACGAGGAGACCCGCCAGCTTTTACTCTTTAATGACGATGACTATGAACAAGGACGTGCAGAAGATAATCGCCCGGATCCTGCAGGATATCCGGGTGGAGATGACAGATGAGTTCGACCGTAATTTTGAGCGTCAGGCTTTTTTCTCCGAGGCATGGCAGCGGCGTAAAAGCCCGACACGTCCCGGAGGTTCTATTTTGATAGATACCGGCCGGCTCAGGCGGAGCGTTTCCAGCCGGACCACGGAGAACAGCATCACGTTTTACACCGACCTTCCGTATGCGGTCATCCACAATGACGGCGGGGAGATAAGGGTGACAAAAAAGATGAAGCGTTATTTTTGGCATAAATACTACGAGGCGACCGGTTCTTTCGGGCGCAGGAAGAATGGAGAGAAACGCAAGGACAAACGTACCGTGCAGCTGACCGGCGAGGCGGAGTTCTGGAAGTTCATGGCGTTGAAAAAGGAGGGCAGCATGATCAAGATTCCCCGAAGGCGTTTCTTGGGGGTTTCTCCCGAAGTGGAGAAGGCTGTCCGTGAAATCATAGAGGAGAATATAACGGAATATTTCAATGTTGAATTTGATATAAGACGGAAATGAGAAAGGAACTTTATAATATGCTCTGCAAGGAGCTGAAGGAGGTGGGCGGAGGCTTGATAAAACACATCGACCTGTGGAACCACAATGTGGAGTTTATCGAGCAGGAGGAGAATTGGGAACGCCCTGCCGTATTCGTGGAGTTCTGCCCGATACGCTGGAACGCGATTGTGGACGGGGTGGAATATCGGGCCGAACCGGAAGTGAAACTGCATATCGTGACGGACTGGGCCGGTGCGGCCAACGAGGGCAGCCCGTTCAAGGAAGAGGCGTTGGAGGTGTTTGACCTGCCGGAACTGATACATGAGCGGCTCTCGTGCATGGATGGCGATACTTTCATGGCATTTGACCTTGTGGAGAGCCAGACGAACCACAACCACGAGGAGATCGTGGAAAATATCGAGGTGTATTCGTGCGTGGCCTTCAAACGGCTTCGATAAACGGCCATGTTCGGACAGTAAAGCCTCCGGCGGACAAATTACCGCCGGAGGCTTTCTATTTCAACAGGGGGCAAAGAAACGCCGTCAGGCAGCCTCTTTTTTGAACAGCATCATGTCCGTGTAGGATGAGCTGTAGTTTATGTGGGCGTTGAACTCCATCCGGGTACATCCCTCGAACGGGTTGCCGGTATTTTTGTTTTTCCCGATCCATTCGCACAGCTCCAGGATGGAGGATTTGTTTGAGGTGAAATAGACGAACGGATGCCCGGATAGCACGTTCAGCACGTCGAGGTAATCCGACATACGCCAACTCATATTGTAAGTACCCACGTCGGTGGAAAGGTACGGCGGGTCCACCAGGAACACCACGCCCGGCGTGTCTTTGTAGCGGTTGAACAGCTCCTTATAATCGCAGGAGACGATTTCCAGCCCCTCCAGATAATCCGTGCACTCCGGATAGTCCGCTTTCCGGATGTTGTTATAAAGGGCTTCCTTCCGCATCTCCGGTACGCTCAGTTTATATTTCATGGAGAACATCAAAGAGGAGGACAGGGTGATGAAGTCCACGTAACCGGTCTCGTGCTCCTCCTGGAGGATACGGCTGAAGATGCGCTCACGCAGTTCTCCGGTTATGGTCTTGTGCCGTGGAACGGAATTCCCTACCATGGAACGCAGGTCGGCGATCAGCCGGTTTGTCCTTGGGATGTTTTCCAACCGCTTGTGGTAATTGTCGAAATCGTTGTATATGACCGTGGCTTCCGGCTTGCATCGTTTGGTGATGTGTGATAACAGGCCGGAACCGCCGAAAAGGTCAACGAATACCGTGCTTTCCGGATATTGTTCCAATACTTTCATAAACTTGCGTGCGAACATGCGCTTTTGGCCCACGAATGGCAGCGGGGCTGACAGATACGTCTTTTTCATACGTTCAATTCGAATTTTACGTTAGGATTTCCGGCAAGCAGTTCTTGTGTGCGTGTGACGTTGTTCTCGTAAATATGCACGTTGCCGAGGTTGATTGTGATGGATTTCAGGGGTAGTTCTATTTGCCGGGATATAAGGTACAGGTGATAGATGTCCGCCGGTAATCCGAGGTTGGCGTCCGAGCTACGCTGGTAGGCCGTCAGGACCAGTTCGCCTTGTTCGATCTGGAACTGTACGAGGCTGAGGCATGGTGCCTGGTTGCTTTCCGTGCCGGTCGAACCGAGGAACAGCACGTAGTTCTTGCTGCTTCGTTTTTCCCGGTTGATTTTGCCAATCAGAGGTGGCAGCTTCTCGAAATAGGTAGGGTAGGAGTTCACGAGGATGGAGCCGCAGTAGTCCCACCAGTTTATCCCGGCTTCCCGGTATTTCTCAACCTGTCTTTCCCCGCTCATGAAGAGCGACAGTTCGCTTCTGAGCTTCTTCCGTGCGATATTGTGTCCCTCGAAAATATCGAGCAGTTCCGCAGGGGACAGTGTTACCGTCTCGTTCAGCAGGTAACGGCTTTCACCTTTCCTGCCTTTTTTGTGTCTTGCCGTCGGCAAGTACCTTTTTTAGGATTTGATAATACTTGTTCATGGTGTGTTGTTTTGATACCCCGCAAAGGTACCGCGCCGTTATCCCTCTTCAATGGGGAGGCTGTCCCATTACACTGCAAACGGGTTACAGTCGCTTTGCAGCCGTTTGATGAGCGTGTATACCTTTCGCTCGCAAACATTATAACGTTCGGCCAGTACTGCCACGATGTAGGAAACCTTTTCGCCTTCGTCCAACAGCCTGTTGTAGTCATTGTATAGTTCGATATACTGTACGTCTTCCATCCGGATTCCTACTTTCCGGCATGTTTTCAGCATTCCTTTATTCAATTTCAGTATCTCAATTACTTTCATATTCAACAAAAATTAGTACTTTTGCACTGTCTCACTTATTTATGCGCAGAAGCGTACACAAAAAAACCTCTTGCAGGCGAACGAGGGTCTATGCCCCCGGTCGTGCCTGTAAGAGGTATCTTTGTGTTAATAAGTAAGTGAGACGACTAATTAACAGGCCGGGGGCTTTTTTTACAGCCTTACCCCGGAAGGCTTTTTTTAATCTACCGCATATAGCGACAAATCAAATACATCTTTCTTTTTCCATCCGTCGGCCAGCGTGTTTTGGATATGCTGCATGGCTTTCGTATAGAAGTCTGTCAGGTCTTCCAGTGTGGCAAACTCGCGATAGACCGGTTCGGTGTCCGTCCCGAATTTGAACACGACCGGAAGAGTCGCCCCTGCTGTTTGCACGGCAAGGTCGTAGGCTGCCTTGTAGTTGAACTGGTTCTCGCTTGACAACCATACCGGGACATTCTCGTAGGTGAAACCTGATAGGATATCCTTGTCGGTTTCCCGGTTGTGCCATGTTATGACCGTGGAGCGTATCTCGTCTTCGGTGGGTCGATGGTCGAACTCCTCTTCCATGTAGGTGGCCGATCCATTCTCTCCCGGCTGCACGTCCCATCGGACACGCCATTTGTTTTTAATGGGGTTTATGCATTCAAGCAACCGTACCCCGGTGTTTCCTTCCACTTTTTTCATCAGCTGAATACATACTTGGTTCTACCTTTGCCGAAAGTTTCCGTCCGGATGATGGTCTCAAACGGAAATCCGTCCGGCATTTCACTCACTTGCGCGAGGATGTTCTTCATCTCTTCCGAGTTGGTGAAGAACTTCTTGGCCTCGCCATTCATCTCGATGGCTACGATACAGCGGTCTTCGCCCTGTTCGGTGCGGATGCCGGTCTCGAAGTCCTTCACGATGATGGGTAAGTTCACTAATTCCCGGATGCTTACCACGGAGCCGGGAAAACGTTTCTTGCCGTCTTCCGGCTTGTAGGAAACGTTCAAGTCTTTAAATGATCTCATTTTTTTGCCTGTTAATTTATTAAACAACATATTGCAGTCGGCGTGCTTGGCCATCCCATAGAAGGAAGCGACCAGTTCACGCCTTCTTTTCCTCGATTTGACCTCGTGCATTTTTCGGGCGAACTTCTGTTTGATGCGCTTGCGTAGGCGCACATGGTCGGGGTATATGACATATCCCAAGAAGTCTATGCCCTCGTCCACCGGGAATACACGTTCATCAGGCTTTACGGTAAGCCCGATTTGTGCGACCTGGAAGTGGACGGCATCACGAATCTTCCACAATTCTGATTTCGCGTCACCGAGTACCACGCCGTCATCGCAATAGCGGTAGAAATGGCGGACGCCGTACTTGTCCTTCAAATAATGGTCTAAAAAAACAGACAGGAGCAGGTTGCCCAACCCTTGCGACGACCTCAGCCCGATGCTGATTCCTTGCGGCATGAGCCTTACGAAGTTGTCAAGCATGGCGATGAGTTTCTTGTCTTTGAATACCCTCCGGACGCAATACATTACGAAATCCTGCCCCACGCTCTCATAGAACTTGGAGATGTCGAATTTGTAGCAGTAGCGTGTTCCTTCCGGGTCTTCTTTCATGTCGCGGCGTATGTACTCCATGAGGTCGTGCATGCCGCGGTTCTTGATGCTGGCTGAGGTGGTACGGATGAACCGTTTCTTCAGGTGCCTGTCCACTACGGCCATGATTGCGTGGACGGCGATGCGGTCCTTCATGGTGAGTATCTGGATACGTCGCATTTTTCCACCCTCCACGATTTCCCTCTCCCGGTAATCCTTGACGGTGAATGTACCCGTCTTGATTTTTCCGGTAAGTTCCTGAAGCACCTCTTCCCTGTGCGCAAGCAGGTAACGTCCCTGGCGGCTTTTTTTTCGTTTGGAGCCACGGAGGACCTGGTCGAATGATTCCGCCATATTGGAATAATCGGCAATCTCTTCCACTATATATCCTTGCCTGTGCATTATAGCATTGTTTTTTTTGATTGTTTTACAAACGGAAGATAAGGGCCTTCCTTTCCCCGGGTCTGACTTCTTCGAGCTGACTTGAGCCTACCAAACTCCACCCGACGCGTGATTTTTCAGCTTTCCGCACCTGTGCGCTTTTGCTGTGGCTTGCTTCCCTCGGCACCACGGTAGGGGACACGTCCCCGGTGTTGTACGCCGATTGTTAGATTTCCAGACGGGAGCCGACATTCGTGTTCGAGTTCGATGCATCGTTATTCGCATTCGCATTCGACACGCCGCCATTCGCATTCGCATTGTTGTACCCGCGATAGACCACACGGACTATCAGGAAGCTCCACCGGGGTGCAAAGGTACGGATAAAAGCCAGTCCCCTTGTTAGATAACGAGGAAAATCAATGCGGCGATTGCTCCTCCGGTCACGGTGAGTGTCCAGTCCGTCCAGTCCCAACGACCGCCCCGGAGCTTGTCTTTGAGCTCCAGCGAGGAGGCTGCGATGGCGGCTGCGTATAAGGCCGCGTACGGTGTCAGGGCTGGCAGCCCCACGATAAAACCGCCTACCAGGTGTTTGTAGCGGTTACTTTGTTTCAAAAATGAAAGAATCTTGTTCATAAG